TTATGTTATGTGGCTCCAATTCTGCCCGCGCAGCCGCCTCTCAAAGTCAGATACCATGCGCTGACGGGCTTTCCCGTCAGCGCATTCATGTGACCTTGAGGAACCCCACCAAACCGAGAAAGGAGATCGCCATGATGCAGCCGACGCCAAACGAAACCCAAATCCACACGGATGAACTGGTGGACATCCGGGAAGTATCTGTTGACAAAAATCTTCCCAAGGAAGAACGCATCGCCGCCTTTATCCGCCAGATCAAAAATCCCTACCGCTTCCGCTGCGGCGATTTCGTGGTAAACGCCTGCTTTGCCGGGAACGGCGTTACGTTGGAGGAATGTCTGCAAGGCATTTTGCGCTGAGCGACATCCTCGCTTTTTTCCGCAGAGAGTGCTATGATCGGTGTGGAAAAGGATGAAAACCTAATAGCCAGATAACCACTCTTTTCATGCGGGAGCAGTCCGGGAGAAAGGAGTGCTTTTTCATGCCTAAATACAAAGCAACCGCTTATATCCGCCTGTCCTACACCGACGATCATTCCAGCGAAAGCGACAGCGTTTCCAATCAGCGCAAGCTCATTGAAAACTTTGTAGAGCGCAACCCGGATATTGAGGTCGTTTCCGAAAAGATCGACGATGGATACAGCGGCATCATCTTTGACCGTCCCGCATTCAAGGAAATGATGCAGGATGTCACCGATGGCAACATCAACTGCGTCATTGTAAAAGACCTCTCCCGGCTGGGGCGCGAGTACATTGAAACCGGCCGCTATCTGCGCCGGGTATTCCCGGCCTATGGGGTGCGCTTCATTGCCATCACCGACAGCATTGACACCGCCCACGACAGCGGCGATGATCTGACCGTATCGGTCAAGAACATTATGAACGAAGCCTATTGCCGGGACATTTCCATCAAGACCCGTTCTTCTCTGGACGTGAAGCGGCGCAACGGCGATTTCGTCGGCGCGTTCCCGGTGTACGGCTACATGAAAGCCGAGGACAACAAGAATTTACTTGTCCCTGACCCCTACGCCGCCCGCGTTGTCTGCGACATCTTCCGTATGCGGCTGGAGGGCGCAAGCGCTTCCAAGATCGCGGCAGAGCTGAACCGGCTGGGTATTCTCTCCCCGCTGGCTTACAAGAAGAACAACGGCCTACCCTATGCAAAAAAGGGCTATGCGGACAAGGCTGACTGCAAGTGGTCGGCTACCACCATTATCCGCATCTTGCAGGACGAAACCTACACCGGAACGCTGGTGCAGGGCAAACAGGGTACGCCGCATTACAAGATCAAGCAGATGGAGCAGCGCCCCGCCTCCGAGTGGGTGCGTGTCCCGGATGCCCATGAAGCGCTGATTGCCCGTCAGGATTTTGAGCTGGTGCAGCGCATTAAGGGACTGGATACCCGGACTTCTCCCAACGAGGACACGGTGTACTTGTTCTCCGGTATCCTGATCTGCGGGTGCTGCGGAAGCCGCATGACCCGCAAGACCAACCGTGCGAACGGCAAGGAGTACCACTACTATTATTGTCCCACCGGCAAGAAAAAGGGCTGCGCCCATCCGGTCATGCTGAAAGAAAGTAGCCTGATCGACTGTGTGCGGGACAGCCTGAAAGCCTATATCGGCAACATTGCTTCTCTGGAGGCGCTGCTGACCGGCATTGACCAGACCAGTATCAATCAGGCTCTTGCCAAGGAATACAGCGACCACATCACCGACAACGAGCGCCGGTTGGAGCAGGTGCTGGAGTTCAAGGCACGGCTCTATGAGAGCCTTGTGGGAGGTATGCTTACCAAGGAAGAATACGCCTCCTACAAAGCCAAGTACACCAAGCAGGCTTCGGACATCCGCGAGAGCGTCCGCGTTCTCAAGGAAAAACTCACGGAGGTTTTGGAAAACCGGAGTGAGCGCAACCGCTGGATTTCACAGTTTACGCAGTTCTCCACGCTGGAAACCTTAGACCGCAGGGCGCTCATTCACATGGTACAGAGCATCCGCGTCCGTGGCAAAAAGGAGCTGGATATTACCTTTACCCATGAGGACGAATACAAAAAGGCGTTGCAGCTTTTGGCGCTGGCAGCGCAGCAGAAAGATTACGAACAGAGAAAGGTGGGCTGAGCATGGCCAGAAAGAGCAGAAAGGAAACGGCTGCGGTGGCCGTGCAGGAGGCCGACGCCGCTTGCCGCGCCGCGATCTATGTCCGCCTTTCGGTGGAGGATACCCACACGCACAGCGTATCCATTGAAACCCAGCAGATGATTATTGCCCGCTATCTGGAGCAGTACCCGGAGATCAGCGTGTACGATACCTACATTGACAACGGCGCGACGGGGACAAACTTCCACCGTCCGGGCTTTCAGCAGATGCTCTCGGATATTGAGGCCGGTCACGTCAACTGCGTCATTGTGAAAGACCTCTCCCGTTTGGGGCGAAACACCATCGACACCGGCTACTACATCGAGCAGTATTTCCGCATCCGTAATATCCGCTTCATTGCGGTCAACGAAAACTTCGATACCGCCGCCCCGGAGGACGCCCATTCCGGTATCATCATCCCGCTGCGGAACATGATAAACGAAGCCTACGCTTTGGACATCGGGCGCAAGATCAGGGCGCAGCAGCGGCAGGCCATGAAGGACGGCAAGTTCATCGGTGCGCGTACTCCCTACGGCTATCTGAAAGCCGAGGACGATTGCCACCAGCTTATCATCGACCCCGTTGCCGCCGTTGTGGTGCAGCGGATGTTCCGCTGGGCTTCCGAGGGCGCTGGCCTCAATACCATCGCCGTGCGGCTGAATGAAGCGGGCGTTCTCACTCCCAGCCACTATAAGAAGATGCAGGGCAAGATCACTCACGAAAATTTGCTCGGCAGCGGCAAGTGGCAAACCCGAACAGTCGGCGTTATTCTCCGCTCCGAGGTCTACACCGGAGATCTCGTTCAGGGGCAGACCAAAACCGTGGATCACCGGCAGGTCAAGGCCGATGCCGAGGAATGGACGGTGGTACGGGACACCCACGAGGCCATCATCAGCCGGGAACAGTTCGCGGCGGTGCAGGAAATTCTCAATCAGACCGCCAGCCGCGCCAAGACACGGGAGGTCAAAGCCTACACGCCGAATTTACTCAAAGGCAAGGTGTTTTGCGCCCATTGCGGCGGCAGCCTGCACCGGCAGAGGAATATCCGCAAGAAGTCCGACGATGTGTACTTCTACCATTGTCTGAGCCAGAGCCGAATCAGCAAGGATGCCTGCCCCGGCGTGACCATCCGCGAGGATGCGTTGCTGGATATGTTGGCAGATATGCTTCAGGACGCGCTTGATACGGCGCTGGGGCAATACACCCTCTCTCTTGCGGAGCTGCCCCGGCAGGCCGCTGACCGCGCTGAGCTGTGGGAGAAGATCACCAGCCGCAAACAGGAAATCCAGCGGCTTCGCGGTATCGTGCGGAGCTTATATGAAAACCTCGTCCAAGGCGTTCTTACCAAGGATGAATATTTCGACTACAAGGAAAAGTATGAAAGCCGCATTGCCGACCTCGCCGTGGAAATGGAGCAGTTGGAGGACGGCCTGCGAACGATGGATACGCAGCTTGAGCAGCACCGGGCGCTGGAGCAGGATGCCGCGCAGATCAAGACCGACCGTGCGCTGACCGGCGCACTTATCGAGCGGCTGATTGACCGCATCGAGGTATCCCACGACAAGCAGATCACGGTGCGCTATCGCTTCCAGAGCGAGTTTGAAACCTATGCGGAGGTGCTGGAACAATGCAGAAATATGTGATTGCCCTCTACATCCGCCTCTCCATTGAGGACTACAAGTACGACAGTCTGAGCATTGAAAATCAGAGCCTTGTCCTCCACGAATATGCGGCTTCCATGCCCGAAGCCCTGAACGCGGAGATCATGGAGTTCATCGACAACGGATACAGCGGCACGAATTTCGAGCGCCCGCAGGTACAGAAGCTCATTGAGCTGGTGCGGGCCAATCAGATCGACTGCATCATTGTCAAGGATTTTTCCCGCTTCGGGCGAAACAGCATTGAAACCGGCTACTTTATCGAGCGCGTGTTCCCGCTTTTCCATACCCGCTTCATTTCCATCAGCGACGATTTTGACAGCAGCAAATTCAAGGGTGACACCGGTGGCATGGACGTAGCATTCAAGTATCTCATCAGCGAGTATTACAGCCGCGATATGTCCATCAAGACCAAGAGCGCCAAGTACGCCAAGATGCAGCGCGGCGAGTATCAGAGCAAAATCTGTCCCTACGGCTATCGCAAAAGCGCCGATGGCAGAATGGAGCCTGACCCGGATGCCGCTGCCGTTGTGCAGCTTATCTTCCAGCTTGCCGCCGAGGGGATCAACGCCACCGCTATCACGCGGGAGCTGTTCCGCAGAAGCATCCCCACTCCCGGCCAGTATAAAGCGGCGCACGGCAATCACACCCACGATATTTCCCGCTGTCACGGGATTTGGAGTACATCCACCATTCTCCGCATTTTGGAGGACGAACGCTACACCGGCGTGTATGTGATCGGAAAGCGGGCGGTTCTCGAAGTAGGCGGCACCAGAAGCCGCCTGAAGGACAGAGAATCATGGTACATCATCCCCGACCATCACCCGGCCATCGTTGAGAAAGCCGTGTTTGATACCGTGCAGGCCAGCCAGCTCCGCTTTTCCCAGCCAAACAAGAAAAAGCGGGACTACCCGCTGAAAGGCAAAGCCTTCTGTGGCTGCTGCGGTCATGCGCTGTCCCGCACCATGCAGAAAACCTCATATTATCACTGCCGCCATTCCGAGGCGGACGTAGAAAGCTGCTGTCACAAGATGCGCCTGAACGCCGCAGAGCTGGAACAGGCGGTATTCCTGACGCTGAAAAAACAGATGGAAGCCGCCGCGCCGCTTGCCCCTGACGGTACGCTCCGGGTGGATGCTTCCGTACCGGAACGCACCGAATATGAGCAGCAGATCGAGGCGCTGCGAGACGGTAAGCGCGCCTTGTATGAACGCTATCTCATGGGCGAGATTGACCTGAACACCTACAAGGCAGAAAAGGCCGCGTGTGACGAGCTGCTACTGAAAACAAAAAACGCCTATGCCGCAGTATTGGCACAGGCGAAGCAGAAGCAGGATGAACAGGCACGGCAGGACAGCCGCAAGGAAGCATCCAAGGCGATTTTCGATGCGGACACGCTGACCACCAAGCTGGCCGAGCTGCTGATCGACCGGGTGCTGGTGTACCCCGATAAGCGCATTGAGATTGCATATAAAATCCAAGACATTTTCGATTGAGGTAACAGACATGAAAGCTGCTTTCTATTGCAGAGTGGACGGACAGGGCTTCGGCTTTGTCCTCCCCGATGAGGCTGAGAAGCTCCGCGAGTTTTTCGCCGAGCATCAGGATAAGCCTGCGCTTGAAAATCCATCAAGCGCAAGCTAAAAATTTTTGTCGTGTGCTTGACATACGGGTGGCGCAAGTCATGGAAACGCACCTTCGGCAACCCTGCCCGCTTTAGAACGCGGTGCAGCATGTGCAACACGCTGTCCGGGGACATGGGGCCTCCGGTGGGCGATGGGAATACCCATTCGCTGCTGTTCACCTTGCACTTTTGCATTTTCAGAACGCTTATCGCATCTGCCGACAGGGGCAGGGTGCGGTAGGCGTTTTTTGTTTTCAGCGGCATCTCAATGATTTTGCCGTCGATGCGCCCGATCTGCCGTTGAACCCGAAGGTCTCCTTTTTCCAAATCAATGTCCGACCATTTTAATCCGAGCAACTCGCCCCGCCGCAGGCCAGTGGTCAGGTCGATGTAATACAGAGCAAACACGCCGCTATCTTTTGCCTCTCGGAGGAAGGACGTCAGCTGCTCAACAGGAAGCGTCTGCATTTCCTTGCGCTCCGCCTTTGGCAAGGCACAGCCGTCTGCCGGATTTCGGGCAATCAGTCTCTGCTCGATTGCCAGTTTCAGAGCAGAGGAAATGATTTGATGGATGTTGCGCACTGTTTTGGCGCTCAGTCCCTTGGGCTGCTTCTTGGCTTCGATCCGGTCTACCCGTCCTTCTGTCAGCAGTTTCTTGTAGAGTGTCTGCAAATCCAGTGTGGTAAGCTTGCTCAGCGGGATGCTGCCAATGTACGGCTTGACATGATTGTCGATGTAGCCGCGATAGGTCAGATAAGACGAAGGACGCATTTTGACCTTTGCGTAGCATTCGTACCACAGGTCGAGCCATTTGCCAACCGTATATTCGTCTGACTTAATGACATCAAGTCCTCTGCTTTCATCAATGGCGCGCTTCAGCTTTTCTTTAACCTCCGCCTGCGTTTTGCCAAGAACATTTTTGATAACGGCTTTGCCCGTTTTCGGGTCACGTCCGATGGTGTATCGGCCCTCCCAGCGGCCATCCTTTCGCTTTCTGATGTTACCCTCACCATTTGCTCTGCGCTTAGCCATGTGTGTCCACCTCATTTGCAGTTAATTCGTCGGCATCGAAGGAGTAGGAAGCTCCCAGTTCTCCAATGATGCCCAGCGCCAGCTTGAAGCCCGCGGTGAAGCTCGACAATCTCGCTTCTACCAGCAGCGTATTCTGCGCGTCGAGCAGCCGCAGCAGCTTCTTGCACTCGACGATGTCCATGTTTTTCTTGAGTTCCTCATGTGCGTATTCTACCAATGCGTTCAGGTCGTCGGACTCCTGCCGGTCGAGCTGATTTTGGAAAGCTTTCATGTAGTCCTGCATTGCGCCGCCTTCTTTTGGCAGCCAACACACATACCACACCTTGCGCCGGAAAGCTACTGATTCTTTTGAAGAAGGCAAAATATTTTCGAGAAAGTTTTTATTGTTTTCAGCGGCGCAGAATAGTTGTAATGTCTTTCACCGCGTAGTATGATCAATAGGTAACCAAGCAAGGAGCCGTAGCGATATGACAGAGAAAGAGAAAATGCTGCAGGTCTGCTCTACGATGCAAGCAGCGAAGAGCTGACGCGGGAGCGAATCGCGGCGAAGGAGCTGTGTTTTGCCTACAACCAGACACCGCCTTCCGATGAGACGCGGCAGCGCGAGCTGATGCGCCGTCTACTCGGCGCGGTTGGCGAGCGTTTTACGATCCTTGCACCGTTCTGGTGCGATTACGGCTGCAATATTACCGTCGGTGAAGACTTCTTTGCCAACCACAATACGGTTATCCTTGACTGTGCAAAGGTGACCTTTGGCGACCACGTTTTTGTTGCGCCGAACTGCGGGTTCTATACGGCTGGTCATCCGCTTGACGCGGAACGGCGCAATCAGGGGCTGGAGTACGCCCGTCCCATCACGGTCGGCAACGACGTCTGGATCGGCGCAGGCGTGCAGGTCATGCCAGGTGTCACCATCGGCAGCAATGTGGTCATTGGCGGCGGCAGCGTCGTTGTGAAGGACATTCCGGACGGCGTGTTGGCGGTCGGGAATCCCTGCCGCGTCGTACGTATACTTACGGAGAAGGATAAGTCCGCATCCAACTGAATCGTGTTCCGGCCTCCCGCCAAAATGGCGAGAGGCTTTCTTTGCCTATTGCTGTGTAGATTTTGAGGCGTGTCAATACACATTGGGCCATTCATCATCCGGCTCGATGCGGCGCTGGTGCTGCACTGCGTCCTCAAAGCTCACCTGGCCGTTTGTGCGCTTCACCTCATCTACTGCAAAGCCGCGCAGCTCGCGCGTGTAGATATCGTCGATGCGGAAGTGCGCGGCGATGGTGTGGCACATCATGTTCAGTTCCACCGCCCACTTGAAGATGATGCGGCAGAGCCGATTGTTGTTGTCATCCAGCGTGCCCTGAATCGCCGTCAGGATGGCTTTGGAAATGTACGCGGTGTTATCCTCCGTGCCGAGATAGCCCATGTAGAAGCGCAGCGCCTTTTCAACAAATTCACTGCGGCTCTGGCAGTTATCCTCTGCGAGCCAGCTATCCATACGCTGGATTGTGCTGGGGCGAAGCCATAATGTGGTGTTTCTCTTGTTATCTTCGTTCATTCATTATTTCCTTTCTGCCGGTGCGGTTAAAAACGCCGTAAACGCCTGACACACCGGGACTTTTTTGAGGACCGACTGCGGTACGGTGCGCAAAAGGCTGAAACCGACTGCGGTCTTGAATTCGTGGAAAGCCCCGCACTGCGGGGCTTTGTGGGCGGGCCGCGCGCAGAAGCGACTGCGGCCCTTTATCTCGTACTAAAATCGAACGGGTAAATAGGGGGCTAAACTCTCCAAAAGTGGGCATGGTCAGGAGGGAAAACTCACTCTAAGAGGCCCATTTCTCCATCGTCGGAACAGAATTCGTAAGGCTCTCTTACACATCGCTCACAAACGTTGCAACGTTTGTTTCAAAGGGGCTTGGCGGGCACACACTCCACCTCACCAACAGGATCGCACACAGTGGCCCACACGGGCAAACAAGGGGAATTACGTGGAGGAGTCCCGATGGGCTTATTTGCCGATCCTTCTTGCAGATGTAAGGGGAAAGCAGGGAGCCTTCAGGACATCGACGCACGCACTGTGCGTCGATGTCCTGAGGCGACGCGGTCCCGCAGGAACGCGCAGCCCCGCTGCTGGTTCCTGTGCCGCACCGGCGAGCTTCACGGTTTGCCATCGCTGCGTCGAAGTGCAGAGGAGAACTATCTACCATTTTCACGCACCCTGCTGCGCGGACAGTATTGCCTGCACACGATGCCGCTCCGCTGCGCTGTCCAACGCTGTGAGCTGTCGTTCATAGAAACGCTCCATGACCTCGTGCATTGGGATAAGCGTGTAGAGCAGATTGCCGTTTTTCTTGATACCTCGCCGTGTGGTGATGCTGGTGCGCTCTGTGACGATGAGACCGCGTTCCTCCAACAGACGAACATGCTTTGCGACCGTGTTGCGCGAGAGGTGGAGCTTCTTTGCGATGGTCGCTTCACTCGGATGGCACTGATTCGTTTTACGGTTCGCATGGCGCAGCAGGTAGATGTACACCGCAACTGCACCAGCAGAAAGGTCGAAGTCCAGCAGCTCATTCGGAACGGGAAAGCAGTTTTTTACATGCTCCCAGCCGACAGGCGGCTTTGTTCTTCTCACGTATCACCACCGCCCTTCGTGTGCTGCCCGACCCATTCGATGAAATTCTCTTTCGGCACGACCATACGGCTGCCGACGCGCAGCGTGGGGAAGTCCTTTCCGTGCATCAGCTCGTATGCGCTGGACGGCGCGACACCGAGTACTCGTGCGACCATTGCCGCGTTAAGGAACAGCGGCAGGTCGTCATAGTTTTTGTAGGTTGACTCTTTCAAAAAATTTACCTCCGTGTATTGGAATTCAGAGAAATGATCCTTGCGTTTCGGAGGCCTCTCTGTTAGACTGTTCGCAGATGGCGTCTGCGTTTTCCGAAACGCGGCGTGCCGCTGAGCTGCTGCAACAGTTCAGCGGTTTTCTTTTAGCAGCACATTTCATGTATGCCTCCTTTTACTAAGATTGATTTTCAGCGTTCCATCTGATACGATGAGCGTAACATACGAAGAGTATCCCAGCAATAGCTTTGGGCGCATTAAGGTAAATGTCAACACTCCATCGGATACAAGGAGGCATTATGGCGGAGCGGGAAGAGCGTATCTGTATTCCATTCACCCATACCTACGACCAGTTCACCACATTTTTCTATGATGGGCGCGTTTACCTCAGCGATACGAGCTATCCCATTGGGCAGTGCTGTGTGGATATCGCGAACATGGACGAAGAGGTATTGCGCGAGATTGACCGCCGCGTGGAGAAATTTGTTCCCGCAGCGTGGGCGCTGCTCTCGAAAAAAACGAACAGCGCCGTTTCCTCCGCGCAGAAGAAAATGAACGCTGTTTGGGATATTATCTTCACCATGCCGGTGTACCGGGACCTGAACATGGCCACGGAACTCAGCTACCACACGCTGGAGAGGCTTTACGCGCAGAAGGACAAGTGGGCGCAGGTGCAAAAGGCGCACTCGGAGGGGCGCGAGATGTACGAGCGCATGATCGACGACATGAAGCGCTTCGCGAATCGGGTGCGGACACTTCGTTTGCAGCTCAGGATCATGACGGAGAAATACTTTGAGCCGCTGGAGCGGAGAAACAGCACGGCTTACGGAACGGCGTACTCCTACTTTTACGCGGATATGCTCCGAACGGGAGCGCTGCTTTTCGGTGAGGACTTTGACCAGAAGTTTTCCATAGAGGTCGGTTTCGTTCCCATGATGCAGAAAGAAAACGAGAGCGAATTTTTCGTTGCAGAGAAGACGACCTTTAACTATTTACATGATTTTCTGAGAACGGAGTTCTACCG